GCTTCTGTTTAGTCTGAATCACTGAGATAAGGCTGGCATAAAGTGAAATTTGGATTTTACACCGTTCAATATGTGAATGCTTTATCAGATCCTCGTTTCTTTCATTGATATCGACCGACATATTAGATTGGATTTCGGCGAATAATTCTTCAAGTGATACATCTTCCGGAAGTTCAATTTGCTCATGACCGTCGTAATCAGATATCATGTAAAAAAAATTCCCTGTCTGAAGTATTCTTTTATAATTCCAGATAGGGAGTTCTTTATGATCTCGGTAAATTTTCAAGTTATTCATATAAGCAGGGATGTTCTTTTGTTGAAAACCATTCTATTTTTCCATTGGTCATGAAACTGTTTTTAACTGCGATATCGTTAGGGTTTTCGCCTTTCGGAACTATCGCTGCACGTAATCCGTTTTCGTTGATATGGTAAATAAAGAATCGCTTTTCAGGATCAGCATTTAGTTCGCGGAGCATATCGCATTCGCTTTGTGTTATTGGTTTGCTGCAGTTACACATTTTTACCCGCGATTATATCTTCAATTTTCTTTTTAATTTCGGGCCGCTTTTCTTCTAATAGTCTTGTTATTTCTTTTTGAGGAATTCCCATCGGTTCGCGGTTGGCGACTTCCATTTTTCGCATGATCGATTCAAATTTTTTTGACCGCAGTTTGTTTTTGAAAGTGATATAGCTTTTGATCTTGTGGGTGAAAATATTCTGATGAAACTGTCCGGTATCTTTCAAATCCCATCGCCCACGGTTCCGCGGATTCCGTTGCCTTTTATTCATACCGTATTCTGATAAAGAATAGAAGGGCATATCATTGCCCTCACTATCCTTTCCCTGCAACAGATTTTCTCTGTTTAGTTCTTCAAGTTTAAGATCTTTTACGGTCTTTTCTATCAGTTTGGGCACCGACTGAATTGCTTTCTGAATGTTCTTTTTCAAGTTTATCGGATTCATGTTCAATCTGTGGTCTCAAATGTTCTACAATCTCATCACGGCTCAGTTCCGGATGTCTCTCTGTAATAAATTTCACGGCTTCATCATTCGTTTTGAATGGCTTTGGCACATTGAAATTATACGCTCCTACCTCGTAATTCATTACGCTACAACAGTTTTAGTGACTGATCTGCCGGCATAATAGTTCGTATCAAGTACGATTACCGGATTTCCGACAGTATTGGTTTTAAAATACACCGATTGATCGGCCGCAAGAGCTGCATGTGTCAGCGTATATACATTTCCAACAGATGACATACTGGTGATCGCTTCAGGAACTTCATTTCTTACCAATTGGAATTTCGTTGCATCTGTAAGACCTGTCACCGGAGAATCAGCGCATAAATGCGAGATCGTAACAGTCGTAGTAGTTGCTCCGGCAGAAAGAATTCCGATTTTTAAGTCTAAAGCTGCAACCGGTTGAATTTCCATGAAATCAATCTCAGGAGACTCATAGATCGCAGATGATCCCTGCCATGCTGCCATTGCAGAACGTGTAACATCAATCATCAGCATTGATCCACCGCCTTCTGTTCCGGTTTTTACTTTCTTCACACCTGTGAACAGTTTGACGTCAAAACCTTTGATTTTTCCATCCTTCAGCTGTTGAGCCAGAAAAGAACCATCTTCATAAACCAGAATGATTCCGTAATTTTCGGATTTATCAAGCTTCTGAATTTGGTTTTGGAAACAGCTTCCCTTGAAGAAAGTAATGTTCCATCCTTTTCTTCCGATGGTGTTTTTGTTACGGTCGCCATTCTGCAGATCGGTATATGCCGGATCTACATCAGCATCTTCGGCGTTGAAATCTTTAAGTGTTCCGATGATCTTATTTGAAGCAATCAGACCATCTAAAGTAGATTTCACGAAGTTTGCAGGATCGATTCTCACGGACCGGTCAACAAGCATAATTCCTAATACCTGTTTTTCATCGCACATAATACCGCCCAGGTAAGCGACTGCAAGCGCAACTGCGCATTTTTTTAAATTTAACATTTTGTATTATTTTTTATTTGATTAGATATTGAGGATAACAACCATCAGAGATCGTTAATCCTGTTTCGAGCAACAAAGCATCCCATGTATCCGTGACCGTTATTTTCTGCTCACCTTTGTTGATATCCGTAGAATCATTGTAAGGAAACGTGGTGAAATTGTCTGTGTTGGATGCTGATATTCCCTTAGTTTTCCGAATCAATTCGTCAAACCTTACCAAAAGCGGATATAAAACCTCCTGATACGTGCTGTCGTAGCGTTTTTCATATCGGTCTTTCGTGCTCCCTTTGATGATAAAGAAGATTTTGCAGCTGTCGATCTTCGTACGGACCGGCGCGATACTTCTTTCAACACTGTATCCTGATTGTAGCCAGATGATCGGATATTTAGTTGTTGAATCATTCAGTTTCCGGGAAAGTTCCGACAAATCGCCTTCTGTATAATTTACTACCCATTCAGCACCGTTAAAGGTTGCTTTCAAAGTTTTGTCAAGTAAATCGTAAAGTAATTTATTATGATTTATCATATCCCGAATTCATTTTGAAACTCACCAAATCTCCTGTAATTAGCATCAAAAAGCGGATATATCTCTTTGTTATCCAAAAGAAACTGAACCAAAGAAACTTCGCCATATTTCGCATTTACGCCGTAATAATCTCTGCCACCTCGAACATTCCAATAAGGTTTTCCTTCCATTGTAAATCCGTGCGGGTTTGATCGTACACCGTCGTGAAGTTTTTCAATAAAGCGGTTCCATACTTTGGTGATCTTTGGTACCGATGATACTTTTCTACCGACTTTAGCATCCAGAATAGTTTCTCCGAATTCTCCGGTCTGAGTTACATTCTCTGTATGGTACACACAGTAAACATAATCAGCTAAAAGGCTTTCCTTTGTATCTTCCTGAATCAGACCTTGCCAGAAGCAATCCTTGCCATCTTTCACATAGTCTTTACCTTCGATGATGTCGCGGTAAATTTCAGGTGTCGTATCAGAAATGCCGTTTTCGATGAACGGTTTAAAGTCTCTCCACATTTTAACACCAAAAGCAAAAGACAGCACTTCCTTCTCTGATCTGGCAATCATCAAACTCAGAACATTCGCCATTTTTGAATCTGGGTCAGGTTCATTGGTGTTCGCAATGATATTGGAGTTTTGAAAGTATGTGCTGTCGATTAACATTTGATATTATTTATCAGTTAGATACTGTACGAGATCATCCTTTTTTAATGATTCCCATTCTTCTTTTGGCAATTCTTTTTCGACTGCCAAAGCTTTCAGTTCATCTACTTTAAAGTCGGACAAACTTCTCTTTTTGTATTCAATCACACCGGCAGCTCCCCAAGCATCCAAAACGGTTTCGTCATGGATGTCAAGTTCTGCTCCTTCCGGATGATCTCCTACTTTTCTAAGCAATGTAACTTTCATTATGCTCCAGGTTTTGTAATTGCTGTTTTGATTGTAGAAATGTTATCGTACAAGAACCCAGCTTCATCAAGTTTTTTCACAAACAAGAAGAATCTACTTTCTCCCAGCATCACAAATTGGTTTTTGATGAAATCATCATTAACCCATCCGATTTTTACAGTGTATGGTAAATAACTCGCTAGCATGATCTTTTTAAGATCACCGATAAAGATTTTACCTACCGGAATCTCAAATCTCTGTTTGATAACCGTATTACCGATCACAACCACACCAGCTTGAGCCGTTGGATATAATGGTTTTCCCTGACTGTCTTTCGCAGATGTAAACTGAATGAAGAAATCAAACGGATTGATATACGTTACGTTTGGATTGAAACGTGGTGATCCCGGATAATTCGTTCTGTTTCTTACTGAAAGTACACCCGCATTGATTACGTCCATCAAATTAGGATCTTCCACTGTTGCAGCTAACGCTCCGGCAGTGAAAGGCGTAGCATATCCAACAATTCCGGGAATATCATTTGCTTCATTTCCAAATACAACAGCCAAAGCTTTATCATAATCGTGACGGTCTTTCAAATAACCTCTCGCAACTGACAAAAGACCTTTCACATCCTGTACCGCCTGTTCTGTTAATTTCTCCCACGCAGCAAATGTCAAAGGCTCTGCAGTTGCATTTTTCCATGTGAAATCAATCTGCGCTTTTACCGCGCCTTCAGCTTGAAAATCAAACTTTCCATCTTTAGGGATTGCATAAGTGTAAGTATAAATCGGACTGTCTGTCTGAAATGTTGTTACTTCATTCTCAATATCCCAGATGTCAAGATCAATTCTTTGTAGTGGGTTCAATTGTGTAGCTAAGAGAGCCGGCATCCCTGTAATTGTACCACTTTGAGTAGTCATAATCGCTGGAGCCTTAGGAACAACCATTATCTCAACCTGACCTGATCCTGCTTTCAGAATTGCAGCAATTTCAGTCTGTTTTTCAGCAATAGTTTCTAAAAGCTTTTCTTCTTCAACGATGATACCTCCAAAACCTTCTTTCATTTTTTCGGTCATCGCATTTACGTTGTCTGCAAGAGTGTCAAGGTCTTCTTTTGCTGTTTTTTGTCCTTTCAGAATAGGATCTAAGGCTTCTTTCACTGCCTTATCCATTTCATCTTTTCTCACTTTATCTTCGTGAGTTTTTTTGTCAGCGAGGTACTTTTCCTGTTCGTCAGCCGACATTGCGTTAATCTCCGCAACTGTTTTGTACTTAAATTCCATTATTAAAAAATGTTTAGATTAGTAAATTGTTTTTGTTCACTTTTCGGAGTGGCTTCTGCCGGGTCCTGTTTCGTTGAAGTGTCGGCGACGGGTTCAACTGATATCGTTGGAGTAGCTGGGTTACTTCCTTTGAGTACAGCAGAATTTTCTATAATCTTCTGCTCAATTACTGCGAAGAAATAACCATAGTTATCTACATCATCTTTATTGACAATATCCGGGTAATACTTATCCCAGATTTCTTTTTCTTCTTTTGCCCAATCAGCTTCGCTATTAACAGCCATTTCAATTGATACATACCTAAGTCCGGATGAATGGTTTCTTACTTTTCCTTTGATATATTTACCAAACATGAAAGGATTAGTTTCTTTTTCTACATTCGAATGCATTACCAAACAATTGGTTGATCCTTCGTAATCAAATCCCAGTTCTTTCCATGTCTTTTTCTCTACAGTAAAGAAAACATCATCTGAAATTAACTTGTCAAACCTCATTTGATGCTCCTGTAGGTGGAGTCCATCCTTAGTATTTTTAGCTGTTCTATTCCAGCTTTCAGATATTGAAACATCATTATGAGAATCAAAATAAAAACATGCATTAGAAACAGCGACAACTTTAATTTTACTATAACTTGATAAGTCTATAATTGTATCAGCTTTGACAACTTCTTTATTTTCATTTTCAACCGTACCGAAATATTGAACAGCATCAGCGTATTTGATTGCTGACTTCTTTTTTTCAATAATGAATTTCTTATTTAAAATCAATTCTTTAAACGCTTCTTCTGAAGTGCTAAAGGTTTTATCTGGAAATTCTTTTAACGTGATCATTTTCGTACGGTTTTATCTTTGGAAATAATTTCTTTCTTTTTCTGAAGGTCAGCTTTCAATCGCGGATCGATGTTGTCATCTTCTTTCAGAATCTTCTCAATGTCTTTCACTATATTTTTCATGCTTTAATCATTAAATGGTCATTAAACTGATTTACTCTGATGAATTCTTTCCAGGTTAATTTTGGTTCAATCAAAACCATTTGATTGAAAACTGTGATCGCTTTCTCCAATGCTCCAGCTCTCATTAAGAATCCTTCGTTCTCCAGCTTCTTTTTCGTTTCGGCTACAGATGGTATGTGATCGTATCTGCCAACAAGTTTTGTTCTGCGAGAAAGGAAATAAGATTCTGCTTTGTTTTCAAGTGAGTTGAGCCAGTTATCAGTAATGCTTTTTACACCGCCGAGAATCAGCCGTGCTTCGCTGAACTGTTTATTTTCGTAGGTAGAATCTCCGAAAAAATCTTTTGGAATTAAATAGCAGTTTCTGATATCTTCCTTCGCAGATTCTTTCATCTCGATCATCTGCATTTTCTTATTATCGCGGGTAAGATCAAGAACCTTTAAAGATTCATTCGTCACCACAATATCACCGACCTTTCCTGTTCTCATTCCATAGCGACCGTGACCGTTGATTTTAGTCTCTGTATCGTTTTTCTGATCAGACGGTAATACTGCAAGACCTCCAGCTGCAGTTGGTTCTTTCGATAAAACTTTGTTGACATTGTTCCCGGTCATGTGTTCCATTGAAGACTGCGCATTAAGTACTGTGTTCACGGATTTGATGATTGAAAACATTCTGGCCATCGGCTTAAAGAATGCAGAATCACTGTAACCTTTTTCTCCCCATCCTGCATTTGGAATCGTATCGTAGAAAAAAGCAAGATCACCGAATTCGATATTTCGGTGTTTATTGTCTGCGAGATACTCTTTGATTTTTAATTCCTTAATGTCTTTCCGTGAAAGGCTGTATTTGTTTTTGATCGCCGGAAAAGAAAGATTTGTAAATTCCAGATTATACAGCAGTGGATTTACTCTAAGATTGCCATTTTTAAAAAAATTACCGTGCTGATATACTACACCGGAAGCAAGGCAGTTGATTGTCATTTCCTTGATAAACTCTGTACGGCTCTGGAAAGGGTTCGGATTATTCAGCAATTTGATAAAATCAGAATCTTCAATCTCATTACCATTTTCGTCTACTTCCATGATCTCCACCTGCGAAGCGAAATCAGCGTACAGGTTAATACAGTCCTGAAGAAATAAAGTATTTGCGTAGTAGTATTTGAGATTCTCTTTCGGTCTGGCGTAAGTATCGCCGATGCCTAATAATGAAAGCGGACCATGTACATTATCAAGGAACGTATAAGCGTGGGTGCCGTCTTCAAGACGTTCATATGCAACGCTGCTTCCACTTTTATAGGCGGTTTTAGCAGCAGAAAAAGCATTATCGATCTTAGTAAGAATTCCCACACAAATAGTTTGTGTTCAAAACTAATTCACTTATTTTCTGGTCTTGTTGATTATAGGTGATTTTAGAAACTTAAACCTAAATATTCTTTGATTCCCCACACGCAATATTCAAGAGCGTTCATAAAGTGATCATTCTTTTTGATCGGCTTTTCGGTAGATTTATCATTGATATATTCCCACTGATAGTTATCGAGTTCAAATTCAAACTGACTGCTTAGCGATACGCCTTCCGAATTCTCCGGAAGATCAGAGACAAAGCAAAACCGTGCATTACTCATAAATTCAAACCTTGCTTTGTAGGTTGGTTTTGATGTTGGTATTGCATTGATGTTGTAGAGCGTTCGCAGATCGTTGGTCATCGATATATTGCTTCCGGCTTCCTTGTCGGCAGAATCTGCCCAGAGATAGGTTACAGCTCCCACAATACAGCCTTTAGAGATCAGGACTTCACCGAGCGGTGCGGTCATGTCATTCATCGGCTGATATAAACAAGGTTTGACGTAGAAAGTACGGTCACCGTCAAATTTAACTTTAAGAAATGCTGAAGGTCTGGCAGAACCATAATCGAGACCCTGATATTCGCGACCGCTGATTCTGTCGTACGTTTCTAAGCTGCAAGGTTTGAAATTGTGATGTATTTTGCGCGGGTTTTCGGCTTTTAATCCTAAACCGTAAGTAATCCATTTAAAAACATTGATCGTTCCGTTTTCCTGATTGGATTTATGTACAGGCGGCTGATGCTTTTCGGTTACAGGTTTTCCTTTGTACATGATCACACCGTTTATAACTTCATAGCTTCCGGATTCCCACGGTTCGTAACCAAGGATCTTTCTTTTCTGCTCTGGTGGACAGAATGGATTTTCTTTGAAAGTGGAATAGATAATTTTGCAGCGCGGGTTTTTCTTCACCTTTTCTGCCCAGCGTATGCCGAGCGGGTTTACATCGACAATGATCTGGTTTGCTCTCTGGTCGATCTGGTCAAATTCATCCTCGCTGATGTTATACGGTTCATTTAGCCATGCAATATCCTGACTGGTTCCGTGAGCGTTTGTCTGATCGGCTCCTTTAGGAGAAATGATTGATCCGTTTGGGAAATGTATAGGTGCGGTATTCTTTGCGAGTTTGATATTTCTGCCGGATAGTGGAATCAATTTCCGGAAGTCGTTCCAGATTGAAGCGGTCAAAGCTTCACGCGTATCTCTCCAGATATTTATGTGAAGATTTGGCTTTGTCTCGCATTCTCGTAAACACCATTCTTCTAAACTCCAAGATTTTGAACTTCTGGAAGTACCTTCGTGAAAGATGTATTTGTAACGTGGGAAAGATCCGTAGTCTTCATCATTGCAGTAAGCATAGAATAGGTCACATTCGTAGGGAAGAATCTTTGTTTTACCGGTTCCGGCAGTATATTTCTTTTCTGGTATTTTAATTAAAACTTCTGTTGCAAGAGCAGAATCACCGTCGTCAATGAAAACACGCCCACTTGAATCAAATAGGCGTATTCTTAACGATGCAAAACGGTCATGTCTGACAAAAACCCATGTGACACCGTATTTACTCTTCTTCTTCAGGTTTGAGTTCATTTTTTAAGTCTTCATAGGTTTTGCCATCTGGCATCACCAAAGGAATGGAAGTATTATTAAGCTTCTGGCCATCCGTAGTAACATCGAGTTTATCACCGTATTTTTTAGGATTAAGTTTGGATACTAGCCACCTTCGAGCATCATATCTTAATCGGCTGCGCTGAATAGCTTCGTGATTTACTTTTTCAACAGTGATACCGTCACCAACTTCCATTTGCATTATATCTTTATCAGTTTCATCTACAATGTCAAGCATTTCATCAAGTAAGGCTTCTGCACGATCATCACACGCGCGCGCGTATCGTTTTATTTTCTCTGCATCAGCATCTAACCATTCATAGAAAGTTTTCGAAGATGGCCCGATTTCCTTCAATGTTTTACGTAATGATTTTCCTTCCTCAATTGCATCGAGAATGGAATCAAACTTTTTTTCTATTTCTTCTGGTGAGTAAGCCATTACTTTTTATTTACTGTCTTTCGCTATTACTTTTGTTTTCGCTGCTTCAAGTGAAGCGTGTTTTATTTCAGGCGTTCCGTAGATCGTCTTATCTGTATCTGTCCAATTGGATTTTATTTCTTCGATGGTCATGGCTTGTTTTTTTGCTTTTCAACTTTATAAATAACCAATGCCGAAAAGCCAAAAAAAGTAATCAGAGTTAATGTAACTAAGAATCCGAACTTAATTGTAAGGATGGGATCTGCTATAGTAAGAAACATGTATCCACTTATAAGAAGCGCAGCGAATAAGGTTATTATCATTATCCGGTATTTAATCATCGTCTTTTATTTTTAGGTTTAATAATCATCAGGTTCAATTTCTCCCTTTCTCACCAGTTCCTCGTATTCCGCTTTCATTCCCGGTGACAATTCTTCCCAGCATTTTTCGCAAAACCAATTTGAATCATCATCGCTGGTCATTGTTTCCATATCTGTTTCTTTTTCGCAACTTTCACATTTCATCAGTGGAATAACGTCGCCAACTTCCGTCGTCATAAATAATGGTTGCAAAGGTTGTCCAAACGTTTTAATTGAAAGAAAAAGTTTTTTTGTCTCTTTTAATCTCTGAATTTCGACGTCGGTTAATTCCCAACAAATCGACACATCACCGTTAATAGCGGTATGTGCGGGTAGTGGTTGATATTCTGGTTGATCTACTGCAAAAACAGCATTTGTGTATTCGAAATTAATTGGTTTCATCGTTTTTTATTTTTAGGTTTAATAAATTTAGGTTTCAAATTCTTTTTGCCGTTGGGGAGTAAGCCGTATTTCTTCATCAGATAGCAGGTTTGAAATTATCCGGCAGTTTGAATATAATTCCAGTACAGTAAATTTGGCTGTAATCATTTTGATCTTCACACACTTTAAATTCCAGATGTTCTATTTCTGGTTTTACAGAATAGGAAAACGCTCCGCTTTCTTCAGTGTCGTAATTTTCTTTTCTTTCGCCTGTTTCGGAAATTTCACCTTCCCAAAATATTTTTAATCCTAATTGTATCGCTTCATTTCTGAGTTCGGCATCATGCACATATTCGGTCAAATCTTCGCCATCCCAACCAACACCATGTTCTGTTTCTTTCGTCAAATAGCAATCGGCACCGTAGCAATACATTAAGTCATCGGAGCCACCGACAATAATTACGATTCCATTTTCTTTAGCTAATCTTTCAGCTTCTTCTGGTACGTGACGTGAATATTCAATTCCTTCACATAAATTTTGAATATCTTGTAGTACGTTTTCCATGAGTATTTTATTTTGATGAATTAATAGTTTCTGAATTTTGAATAATTTTAGTGTACTTAAATCTAAAGTCATGTAAATAAAGTCTGCCACTAAATTCTGATGTTGGTTCTGCGATTCCTTCTGCGTAAAAATAACCTCGCTCATTCCATTTTACTTTATACGTAGGCTTATGTTTCCAATCGTGAATCATTTCTTTTGTCCATATTGGATAATGACGTTTATAGTAATCATCATCGAGAACATCATCGAAAGAATCAAATGTGAGAATATCACCTTCTTTAATTTCGGCACCATTGAAATCAACAGGCTTTTCGATGCCTTTACCACCTTTAAAATACATTTTCATATCCTCGATTATTTAACCCTCTCAATTAATATTCTTCCAGGTCTTACCGCTCACTATTTTCTGAATGGAAACCTGTGCTACGCCATACTGACTGGCAAGATCTTTCTGCTTTATTCCTTCACAGAAGCTTTTTCTTATTTCAAGAACTTTAGACGGTGACAGCTTTGCCATTCCATTCAGATTACCGGTTCCATGATTGGCGGGAAATCTTCTGTTTGCAAATGCTTCCTTTGTGCTGTCTTTTTTTGAAGTCCACCGAAGATTTGATACAACATCAAAGCGGCAATTTCCATCAAGATACCTTACTACCTCATTCTCTTCTGGTGGTCGCAGGAAAACCGTTGCACAAAGTCTTCCGCATAATGGATTTTTTCTCTTTCCGCGTTGGCAGATAAGCGTGACTTTGTATTTTCCCGATGAGTAACTCTTTTTGATGATATTTACCTTTCCGGATCTCTCGTAGATGATCGATTTCACTCTCGAATAATTAGAGATCATGTATCGCTCTTTATATCCGGGAATATCTGACCATATCTCGCCTGGGAATGATTCTATATTTGTGCTAAGCGTATCTTTTATCGTGGGTTGGTACATCTGGAAAATTTAAAAAACCCGACCGACAATCTGCCAGTCGGGATAACCATAACATAAAATATCACATGAAAACTGTAGAAACAAATATACGGATTTTGTTTATAAAAACATCTATTGGATGTTTATTTAATTAAAATTTGTATAAAATTTCTATTGCTTAAAGTAGATTCATTTTTGTAATTTTTACTGAGCAGTATAGTTTACTCAGACTTCACATTTTCGACAGAGATATATCCAGTATCAAGAATGTCAGACAATTTATTAACCAATCGTCTTAATTCTTCTTCTATTTGCTGATGGCATATTTCATCAAGTTTCATATTGTGTTCTCTGCAAAAATTGCCTTTCTCATAATGAAAATTCTGACGCTTAATTACTGCAGTTACTGCTTCAATATGCTTTTGTTTCAATGTATTTTCCATATCGTTTATTTTAGTTCCAATTCCTCACCGCAAAGCGCGAAATATAAGTTTTGCAGTTGGTGGACGAATTCTATCTGTTTGAATTTAGGAACATTCCCAGTCTCAAATTGAAATGCGTAAGATGTTTGCCATTCACCCATTTTTAAAGGTTCAGTTAAGACAAAATCAGAATTACAAACATCTATTCCGATGTAGCCTTTTTGGTAATCTTTATTGAAACCGAACTTCAAAAGAATTTCTTCTCTTAAATCTATAGGTTTGATTTCATTAAAATGCTGTATGGGTTTATGTATTAATCCTGTATCAGATCTTATATACTCAACACGCACGTTTTCTTTTATGTGTATTATTTTTAAAACTTTTTGATCGTATTTTCTTTGCACTAAATTTCCAATTCTTAATTCTGATGTTTTCATAATTTAATTTTCTGTTTTTTCATTTCGGAAATATGAAAGTTTGCTTTCTCTAAAAGCTTTTCAATTTCTCTAAATATCTCGTAAATCGGATCTTCCGGGAATAGTTCCATTTTAATTTTTGTTTGTTAGTAATCTATTTCAAATAATCCTTGACATAATTGGCTTTTGTAAGCATCTTTTCAAGTATTGGAATAATCTCGTCAACTTCTGTAATTTTTATTTTATCCAATTCATTTTTAAATCTTTTCAGAGACTCGATTTCACCTGCTATCTTATCGATTTCACCATCACCCCAAAACTTTTCATTTTGAGATAATCTACTTCTTAAAACCGCCTTTGCTTCTTGAATGTTAGTAGGTAAAAAATTTACATATCTAATCAAACCACGTCTGTTTACTTCACCGAAAACTTCAGGATTTACAAACCGCTGACATCCTACAATGTAATAATCCAAAAGTTCTAAGTCAGTCATTGATGTTATATCTGCTTCTTTTGTTTTCATAATCTATTTAGTTAGTAGTTCTCAATTTACTTAGGCTGATATTTCTTAATTTCAATATTCGAAATAGATTTAAGATTGCTGTAAAATTCATCAACTGTTTTAGAACTATACCCATCAGGATAATCGATGTTATAGAAATAGCTTGTGTACTCATCCTTTTTCTCAACATAGACAAGATGATCAAGCATCATAGAGCCTTCAAAAGTTAACAGTAATTCTGGTTGTGACATCATGCCACCTGTTGCGACTCTATCAATCTCAATCCAATTAAAATGCATCATCAGCGCTGAAAATATCTCAACATTTTCAATCTGTACTCTGAATGTTTTTTTATTCATAATTTATTTTATTAGTTCTGGCTTAGAGTGGAAAATTTCAGGTGCTTTCGGCTTTACAGCAATTTTCAAATGCGTGTATCGGTTCGGGATTTTGTCAAATGCGTAATGGTAGAACACCGCCTTATTTGCTTTCAGGTTACATATCCATACATCGCAGTCAGGATATCGCTGGCTTTGATCTGTGATCTCTACCCAACTGTCGTTTTCGGCGCTCATTTTACTCTGTATATTCTTTCGGAATCTCCATTGTGACCTTAAAAAATTCATTCTGGATGCCTAAATATTCAACTTCTGCAAGGCCTTCATCATACATGCAGGTGGTCTCCTCATTCCAGATCACATTATTGTTTTCATCTCTTTCCATTTCTACCGTTTTTCATAACTCTTCAAATTCTAATTCAATTCTCGGCACCAGACCATATATTTTCTCACTTTCTACTTTCGCGATCACAGCATCATCGGTGAAAACAATTCCGTTCAGCGCATCCATTGTGCCTTTCATCAGATTGTCTGTCAGATCCGGCTTTGTGGTTTTGTAGATGATGCAACCTGTTGAAATCGCGTTCAGTTTCGCTTTGGTAAATCCTTTCAGTGTAGGAAATACAAATAATGCCTTTACTCTTATGGCCGTGCTGAAGGGTACAAAGTCCGGCGGCAGTTGTGCTTTTGCATCGTATGCTATGTTTCTTTCATTCTGCACCACTTCTTTAGACTGGTATTTTTGCAGGAAGGCGGCGCCGTTTTTTCCTTTTTGTATTCCAAACCTCGCAGATTGTTTTGGCTGGGGAATTCCTAATATTTTAAGTTTCATATTGTTTGTTTTAAAAGTCTTTTTCCTATTTCTTCCACTACTTTTACGGTGACGGCATTGCCGAGCATCTTGTACCGCTGGGTTTTTGGAACCTCTTTTACTGTTCCTTCATAGTTTCCAAACTTTGTCCAGTCATCTGGAAAACCCTGCAGTCTTTCACATTCTATTTCTGTCAGTCGGCGAATATTATTAACGTACGGAATGTTATCTCCACCCGTGCCGTAGTGGCTTTGTATTGTTGGTGCTATGTCATTATGAATACGATGTGTACCATCTCTTCTACTTGGTTCTGAAAGAAAATTTAAATGATTATTATGTTGGAAACTGTTTGCTGAAATTGTTGGACATTCGCTGAAGTCAGCACCTTTATTATTGCTCCTTGATTTCTGTGATATGACTACATTGTCTTTCTGAACTGATGTTAAAGTATTCGAAACACCTTCTTTATTTATTTCCAGCATTTGCTCTGTGGGTAAACCTGATTCTCTACTTGTAGGGTTTTTTGGATTTCTCCCTCGAATTGCCCCGATTTGAATCATATTATCACTTGAATCTTTAAACATTCTTGCGTTTAAGCAAAATGCAGCATCAGGATTTTCCTTAAATGTTAATTTTTGTTTTTCATTTCGCCCGAAAGACTGTATCAAAGTCATTGATGAATGCAACCCTCCTGAATTCCCCCCGGCTGTTAATGTTCGAACACTTCTGGCTTCGACTGACCTTTCATTAATCCCGCAATTGTCTTCTGAGATAGGAAATACGTTTCCGAAACTTCGCTCTGATCCTGCAAGATGTCCGACAAGGTATATCCGCTCTCTATTTTGGGGTAAAAACCACTTTGTGTTAAGCAGTTGCCATTCAAGTCGATAACCCCCAATGTTGGCAAAGGCTTGGAGAATCGCCCAAAAGTCCGCGCCAGCGTTTGAGGAGAATGCGCCTTTAACATTTTCCCAGATAAAAACAGGTGGTCTGAGTTCAGTAACCAGTCTAATTGCTTCGAGGATAAGAACAGATCTTTCATCGTCCATCCCTTCTCTTTCTCCAGCAAGGCTGAAACCTTGGCAAGGCGATCCGAAAGTGATAATGTCAATTCCTGTAAAGTCTCTTCCGGAAATATCCGTAACTGAGCCGATGTATTTTGCATGTGGAAAATTGTATTTGTAGTTTGCGATTGTGTGTTTGTCGATCTCGGAGAAATAATGTTCTGTGATATTGAATCCTGCATCGGCAAGACCTTTGGAGAAACCACCGATCCCCGAGAAAAGTTCTATTATTTTTAAATCTTTGGTCATTTCGCTTTTTTGTAATTAAGTTTCTTTTCTTCTCGGTTCTTCTGGTATATTTCCTGAAATGGTTTCAGCCATTCAGTTTTTTGCTTCGCTATCTCCGCGATCTTCTGCAGATGATTGTTCTTGAATTTTTCTAAATCAGTATGGGAAGTCATCATCTTCAATTTTTTCTTTTATAACCTCAAAAGCTTTAGAAGGATCACCTAGCGGTACCGGATTTACATATCCCTCGAAATCAGTTCCCAGATCGAAGAATTTAGAGTAATCACCACGGAAATTCAACCTTGATTCGAATGGAGCACCGTTTCTGAATTTGGCACAAATGAATTCTGCCTGATTTAATGTGCTGCTTTCTTCTCCTTCCGGATCGTTATCCCAAGTCGCTATTTTGTAATATTCTGGCCGGAATAGAAATCCTACAACATCGGCATCCTGCTCGATGGCTCCGGAATCTCGAAGATCTGAGAGCTGCGGCCTTTTGCCTGGTCTCTGCTCTACTGCTCTGGAAAGCTGAGAAAGCACTATAACAGGAATCTGAAGTTCCAACGCGAGGAGTTTTAGTTTCCGGGAAATCACCGAGACAATCGAATTGTCGTTTTTACCCTTACTGTCATTGATTTCTATCAATTGCAGATAGTCAATCACAATTATTTTTACGTCTTTTTCTTTTTTCAATAATCTTGCTTTCGCTAAAATTTGATTGAGGTTATTCGTATTTTCAACGATGTGAAAAGGCAGTTTATCAAATGTTGATGTTTCGTAAAGCTTCTGCATGTCATTATCGTTAAGGCTCATATCGCGAAATGCATTACCTGGAATTTCGGTTTCATTGCTTACCATTTTCGTGTGCAACTGACCTGCACTCATTTCCAGCGAAAAGAATCCGACAGAATGACCTTTTTTTGCCGCGTAGAAAACATCATCCAAAACGAAAGTTGTTTTTCCCATTGCGGGCCTTCCTGCAATCACTATCATATCACCGTTTCTCCATCCGCGTAATTTTTTTTCTACACCGTTGTGTTTGCTGGCAATACCCGGGACTATTTTTAGTTTTTGTTGCTCAATGAGTGAGTGATGAAGTTCGATAGAGGTCGCATCTTGTTTTTGCTGTACGATAATTTCTTCTATCTCATTGATTTTGGTAATGTGGTTTTCTATTTCTTCAAAAGTATCAGCGCTTTCACGGTAGAGTAAATCGATCGTATGTGCACAGTTGGCGATCATTTTTCTACTGAGAAACTTTTGCAGAATAATCATCAGGTGAAAATCGAGATGTGCCGATGAACTGATACCCATTGTCATTTCGATGATGTAATGATCCCCACCAGCTGCTGATAATTTTTCATTGCGCTTTAGTTCCTGTATCACAGTCATGATGTCAATTGGAAATTCTTTCTCCTGAAGATCTAGCATGGCCTTGAAAATAACCTGATGTTTTGGGTCGAAGAATATTTCATCCCTGCCAGAAAATCGCTTTTTTACACGATCTATAGCTGTTTTTTCAACCAATACAGTTCCGATAACCAGGCGTTCAAATTCTACTGCATTCGGTGGCATTTTACCATCTGCGATCGAAAGTTCGCGGCAGTAATCAATTTCTTTATCGCTGTTTTTTTTAACTTCTGGTTTCATTTTGCAAACTGTTTTTGATTGTTAAGCCACTTCTTGAGCATGGTTTTCGTTTCCCAGGCATCGAGATTCTGAAATCTCATTTTTCCGTTTTCTGACAACATCGAGTAGTGATCGAAGAAATTTCTTTTTGTCTCTTCCTTGACGGTTCCCTGAATGTTTTTCACCTTTTCCCAGAATTCTGCTTTGTTCCATTGCCGGTAATTATTTATTGGTTTTGGATTTTTAAGTAGCCAGAATTCGAAGTTTCTGGCCATGTCACCATCATTTCGCCAATTATCATCATCCCAGGAAACTTTCTTTTCGATAAACTCATCGATTTTTAATTCTAAATCCTGAACAGAAAGTTTGTGTGTCATTCTCAACCGATCCATCTGAATTTGTTTTTTAGTCTTGAGCAATAATTTGAGATCAGAAATTTTTTCAAGATCATCTGCCACCTCTTCTACGTGTTTTGATTCTTTTACTAAAAGAATATCATTATCATACTCATTATCATATTCATTATCACGTTCGTTTTGCTTCGCGATTGAAGCATTTGCTTCGTTTGGTTTATCTTGCTTCAATGCTCTTGATTTTCCGCTAGTTACACCGCCTTTTTTCCCAGCTTCTGATCTTTTTTTACAAACCTCTTCATATTTTTTCAGGTCTTTTTTCAGAACATTTTTTAATTTTTGAGCTGCGAATTGCAGTAATCTATCCTCATTTTCAAACTCTGGATTCTCATCGTTAACGTATTGAAGCAAATGCTTAATTAGCTTCCCTGCTTCATCATTTGTTAAAAATTCGAAGTCTTGTTTCCATTCCGCGTAAAAGACAAAAGTGTTCTTATTTTCAGCCATTATTCCTGATTTATTTCTGACTAATTATTTCAATTCTAACTTATCACCAACCTCTTTGAGATCCTTATTTCCTACCGGAAGATCAAAGTATTTGTAATCAAACCGATTTCCCAGATTAGCTTCAAAAACTATCTTCTGTACTTTTCCCATTCCTGCAAAATGTACTTTCTGAATGCCTTTATATTTGTATACAATAGCATTTATAGTCACTTCCTGATTTACTTCTAACTCCTTAACTTTCATAGATTTTCATTATTTTTTGGTGGGTTTCATTTAGAAACTCTTTGGTGAAAATATTTGCGTGTGCTTTCTCATGGCAGGACCGGCACAGCGCGATCAGATTTTCAATTTTATCCTGTTCTTTTTTCATTTTGGAACCGAACTCTGATCTTCTGGTGATATGATGAATTTCGGTCGCTGCAGCTTTACATATTTCGCAGTGATAGAACCCTGAATGTGAAGGAAAATATTCTATGTATACTTTCGTATGCTTTTCCATTTTATACCTCCTTATCGTAGTAGATCATGTAGAATTTACCTTTATCATCCTGACCTTGTGAAATCATTTTTCGATCACCGTGAACGTAGATGTGAAAATTTTTATCGAGCGTAATGATGCTTTTGAAGTGGCGTTGTGACTTTTTTACTGCGGCACTATTTATCGGGAATTCCTCAGAAACATTTATCTGCATTTCCTGTTCGTAATCGGCCTTGAAGTTGGTAAAGCTTTCGATCACTTGCTCATCCTGCAGAACTTCCTGTGAGAAATCTCCGATCTGAAAGTTTTCCTTTTCCTGAAAGTAAGTCAGTGTCTTCTGAAGGAAATCCGCCTGATCGATTTTTTGAATCTCAAATTCCTGCGGAAGCTGCTTGATAAAATAATCTTTGAAGATCATCATGCTTTCCTGCGTATGGAAATAATCATCATCGCGCTGTCTCACTTTCAGGAAATCTTCAAACCAGTAATACATATCGCCGTTTTTGTTATTGTCAACGACAGAAAGAACATATCCGGTTTCCTGGTCTTTGTTGTAAATCAGCGCGGCTTTGTCGATTTTTGCGAGGCTGATGCCCTGATCTCTGGTGATGTCGAAGGTTTCATCCTGCGGGAATATTTTCAGGAAATTTTCGCGCTTTTCGGTTTTAAACAATCCAATTTTATCGACATCGTTTTCGTTTTCTGCTGGGAAGTAGACGATAAAAAGTTCACCATCCTGCACGCGCGGATTTTCTGCTGCAAAATATAATTGATCAGCAATTCCTTTAGACCAATCTGTGAATGTTGAAATATCATTGAAAATAGCTTCAACAGCTTTAAATACATTATTACAGCCCAAATTAGCATCGCTGTAAAACTGAAATGTTTCTTCATTTTTAAATGATCCGAGGAAATAATTCTGAAGCAGTTCTGTGGTCGCTTCATCGAGTTGCAGCGTTTCGTTTGAAAGATTCAAAGATTCGCCATTGATTTTGTTACCTACGCGGTGTACTATTATTTTCATTTTATGATTGTTTTATAAATAAATTCGACTCTCGTGTTGTTCTATTTTGTTTTTGATTTCTTCTAGGTGTATAAGATCTTTAGGTTCCGGAAGGTAAAGGCCTAAAGTCTGAGCTGAGTAGTTTCTGAATCTCTCAGTGGCTAGCGAAAACTCTTCTGTATTTAAATTTGCTGAGCTTTTCCAGTCTTCTCTTTCTTCTCCGGTAATCCGGTTGATGTGAGTTGTTTTGAAGATATCCGGATTGACTTTCTTTTTGAAATGCTCCAGCTTTATTTCAGCGAGTGTATCTCCGTATTCCAGAGCGTACCAGCTTAAAATCAAATGCAGATAATTATTCTGGCTGTAGGTCCTATTTTTCTTCTTTTCCAAAACCTCAATTTTTGCGTTTTTATCAAGAAGATTTTTAATCCTGTTGATTGCTTTTTTTCTCATATCGGGTTTGGAAGTATCGAAAATCATTACCAGTTTTTTAAAAGTTCCTGTTTGTATTTTTCGGCCATTGTTAGCCTTGTTTTTGCTTTCTGAATATCTTCATCGTTTCGCGGAATTTCCAGAACAAATAGCCTTAAATCTTCATTTGTAAACCGATCATCAAAATCAATGAAATAGCCTTTTGACCTGCCGGATGAAAGAAGATTGCCCTGTATTTGCCAGTAATAATCTTTTTCATGCTTTTTAAAATCCTCTACACTTTTTATATTCCTGATTCTGAAAAGATGAGTTTTGCAATCCGGACATTTAACTTCGATAAGTGCATCATCATCGATCAGTCCGTCTGGCGTTCCGCCGAAATAGCTGCAGAGTTCAATAAATTCCTGATCATCACCTTTTGAAAATACTTTCAGATTGTATTTCTCTTCAAATAATTCCACCGCTTCCAGTTCCTTTTCATTTCCGCGGTCCATAGAATCATTTGAGAAATTTTTCACATTCTGTCCATCTGTAAGAATTTCCAATGCTTTCTCTTCCGCGTAAGTCATTGCGCCTTTCGGCAGCTGATCGATCTTATCTTCATAGGTCATCAGTTTTCCGAGTTCAGAAGATGTAAATTTCCCCAGGCGTTGGCGGAACCACATTTCCTGTTTGTCGAATTCCTGATTTAAAACCACTGCCTGTGATAAGTCAGGCAGGGTTCTGTTTTCAGTAATCATTACGATACAAAAAGAGGTTTAACACTCCAGCGATCAGATTGAAAAGAATTGGTGGCGTTCTTCTGCTTACCAATATATTCCAGTTTTAAAGGTGTTCCCTGTCTGATTTTTCCGGTTGTTAAAGCATCTTCTAGAGAAGCAACCAATCTTTTAGAACCGTTACGGATGGTTTTCAGATCACCTGCTGGTGTTTGTTCGAGAACTACTACGCAGGGAAGTTCTACCGTTTCACCGGTCTGCTCATCGGTATATGTGCTGCTTTTTATTTCCTGAAAGAAACATAGCTTAGATTCTCCGGCTTGTGTTGGTGTCCAATATTCGCTGGTAAGATCCGCAGGTATTACCTGGGCATCTGCAAGATTGGGAAGTGCAGACATTAAATCGAATGCTTGTAATTGGTTTTCTGTTGTTTTTTGAATTTCTGACATTGTAAATTATATTAAAGGTTGCTTATTTATAGTTTTGAAAAAATGGAACAAGCTGTTCGTGAATAAGCTGATCGATTGATGAGATTTTTTCATTAAAAACATTCTCAAATTCAGCATCTGTGAAGACTGGCCATTCCTTTGAATATTTGAAACTCTGTAAATATTCAATAGCTTTATCTTTTTCAGGCTTCAATGCTTCAAGTCTTAATGCTTCGGCTTCGGCTTTTGCATCTTCTTCCGATTTTTCAGCGGCAATTCTTTCAGCATCTTCTTTTGCTTTGATCTCTGCTTGTTCTTTAGCAATTCTTTCAGCTTCGATTTGCGCTGCTTTTGTTTTTTCGGCTTCAAGTTCTGCACGCTCCTGTGCAAGTTTTGCAGATTCTGCTTTACGGGCATTTTCAGCTTCGATTTCTTTGGCTTTCATTTCGGCTTCCTGTTTTGCTTTCTCCGCTGCCATTGCTTTTCGTTCTGCTTCAATAGATGCTGCTTGCTCTGCCTGAATTTTAGCCAGTCTTTCTGATTCTGCTTTTTGCTCCGCTTCAAACTTTGCACGTTCAGCGGCTAATCTGTCTGATTCTTCCTGCAATTTGATTTTCTCTAATCTCTGCGCTTCTGCATCCTGCAAAACTTTTTCTTTGGAAGAAAATGCATTCTTAACCTGCATCAGTTTTTCGTTGAAGTCAAGTTCAAATTCTGCAAATTGAGAAACATCAGTTTTGTAAAGATTCTGTTCAAAATCAACTCGTAAAGATTCTACAGTTTCAAAAGAAAGTCTACTGACTTTGGAAAGAGCTTCATCAATTATTGTTTTGATAGAGTTGCGGATTTTATTTTTTCGTTCCTCTTCAATTCTGGCTTTTTCCTGCTTTTCTCTTTCCTTGATTTCTTCCCAGCGCTTTACTTCTGACTGTTGTTTCTCTTCATGAGGGCGTGTGATTGAAATCAGTTCTTCACTTGCCCCGGCAACTGATTCACGGAATTTTTTGATTTTTTTTGCGATCTCCTTATCCTGATTTTGAATTTCAGTTCTGGCAGAAACGAGAGTTGTTCTTGCCTTTTTTGCATCCTCATAAGTTTTGTTATCAATAATCTCAACGAATGGATTTTCTCTCACAATTTCAAGTTGCTTTTCCTTCATTCCTTGCAGTTCCGGAAGTTTGTTCACATCAATATTTTCAATAAGAATTAATGTGTTTTCAGTTTTTTCTAAAGTTTCTGACATAATATATTTGGTTTTTATAATTGCTTTTGATTGTCTTTATATTCTTTCATGAATTCGTTGATGGCACTAATTTCAGCGTGTGTCAAGTGATCGTATCCTAATCTTTTCGCGTTGACGTACCAGATGCCTGAAATGTTTTCAATTCTTATATTCATGATGGTTTGATTAAATGCTCGGTTAATTCTTTATGATAAGTCAGGGCGATCAGGTTTCCAATGGTCAGCAGTCCGTATAGAATGGCATTACTGTAATCATGGTCTACTTTCGCGGCGTTGGCAACTACTTCGCAGGTCATCATAAAAAGAAGGCAGACAAGCGAGATTATTAAAGCTGTTTTCATATCAGTTGATTTTTACGTTTAGATTTTCAGCGAGATATTTTGCCAGCTGTCGGCGTTCCAGATCATTCAATTCTACATCTTCACATTCTTCGCTGTCATACGCGTTCAGAATATGCGCTTTGATTTTTTTTACTGCCGTCTGATTCCATGAAGCATCATGTTCCAGTGTCAGTTCTAAGCATACATCGACGCTTAAAGTTTCATCCTCACAAATTGTGAGATCCGTTTCAAAATATCTCTTCTCATCAGTATCAATCTGAATTGATAGATTTTGAGTTTTTATTTGCTCGATCGGATTCAAAAGCATTAAATTTGTTCTCATAATAAAAAGCGTTTTTATTTTTTTTGTTATACCTAAGCTGCTCAATCCACTGAGTGGCTTTTTTATTTTCCGTATCCACGTCTCTGCGCGGCTTTATTGGCAAGAATCTGAACATTTGGAGAGAGTTTTTGCGCGGCATCCACTCCGCTATCCTCTGCGCTTGTATTAATTTTTTCAAGCAATTTTATCCGGCTCCAGATTTCTTCATTCTCTTTTCTTTGCTTCCGCTCCAATCGATACTGCTTCTGTCTTAAACCTTCTAATTCTCTCTCCAATGTGTTCATGATTTCTTTGTTTAAAATTGTCTTAATAGTTCATCGGTGATTTCTAAAGCTTCTGAAACTATAGTTTGAAATTGTCCTGTATTATCGTGTCCGTTTGACCTCATTTCTGTTTGAGCTGATAAAATTCCCTGAATAAATAATCCTGCGAAATATTCTCTTTTGGTTAAGCCAGATTCTAATTTCCACGGTGTCTGATTAGACTGAGACTGTTCAGCACCTCTTTGTGGATCTGGATATATTGGTCTGTCTGCGTTTTTCATGATTTCCTGAATTTTCTGTTGAATAAATTTTTAATTTCCCGGATGTTAGGCGCTTTCAGTTTTTTCGCGGCCGTGAGTATCGTTTCAGCTGTTTCCCGGTTGTCAGCTTCATTAATGCAGAATAAAAATGACTGCTGAATGAATGGGTGAATCATCACGATTGTACTTTTGCTTTTCTCACCTTCTTTTCTTTCGCGAAAATCTCTTCCTGTGTGAGGTCTAAAACCTTAGTTACTTTTTCAATCACATCTAAATGTCTGAAGTTGTGCAAATCAGTTTTCATCCAGCGTGTCAAAGTGATTCGCGCAATTCCCAATTCTAAACACAGTTCAGACTTTTTCAAATCCGGACCTATTCTTTTTTTAAACTCCGCTGATAATTCCATTTATTTATATATTTTTGATTACTCATTATTGCTACAACAAATATAACAACCTTTTTGGTTGTGCACAAATAAAACAACAACTTTTTTGGTTGTTTTATGTAAGTGCTTGTTTATCAATGTTATTATTTTGAAAGTAAACTATTTTGGTAGTACATTTATGATATTTATCACATTTGGGGTATAATCATAAATGATATATCATACAATTGATTATTATTGCACCTGAAAATAAAACCTAAATGGATTTAGATAGAGACAACCAGAAAAGTTGTTACTTTAAAAGCGAGATCGAGAAAAGAAATATTTCCCAGAAACAATTACAGGAAGATTTGGGAGTATCACAGCAATACGTGAATGCTTTAGTGAATTGTAAAAAGAATATTGGAAAGCGAATGGCTAAAAAGCTGGCAGACCTTTATGACTTAAACGAATCTAAATTGCTAATAGGTGAAATTGATGACATTGATGAAGAGAATATAAATTATAACTCTCGTGATAAAACCGGTAACTACGGAATCAAGCCGAAAACGTACACAAATTCACTTGCTGTAAAAGTTGTTACAATTCCGGCGCGGGCCGGTTACGTTGATTCTTATTATTCTGAAACATTTCTCAGCGACTTACCAACGGTTCTTATTGAAGCCGACAAAGAATACAAGGGTAATTACCTTGCTTTTGAGGTTGATGGTGACAGTATGGAGCCGGATTATTATAAAGGTGACATTGTCATCTGCCGCGAGGTGAAGCGTGATCTATGGCAATATAAACTGCACTATAAAGATTATGATTTCGTGATCGCTCATGGCTCGAAAGGAATAACTTTGAAAGAGATAACAAACCATAATGTGGAAACCGGAGATATCACCTGTCATTCGGTCAATCAGGAAAACGGCGCCAATCCGGATTTCGTCTGGAACCTGAAAGAAGTAGCTTTTCTTTACAATGTCGTGGAGCACCGAACGCCCGGTAAAACAAAAAGGAGAAATAGATAAACTTTTATATTATGAAAAAAATATTACTAATTATGACAGCGTTCGCGCTAACAAATGTATCATGCTCTTCAGGTCAGGATGAAGAGGTTGCCGGCACAGGACAGGTCGCTATTGATTATACAAAGGCTCCAAATGATCTGAAAGGATCATGGAAAGTTGACTATTGGAGCTATCCCGAAAATCCAAGCAGCCTAAACAATAATACCGAGAACTACTTTTTATTAATCACTAATGAAAGCCGTGTGTCTTGGAAAGCATTTAATTCTAATTCAAATGACAATGCTGCGGAATATAAGCCTTGGAATGACGGTGGGTGGAATATATCAATGAGTGCAGGGCAAATAGAGATAATATCTAAACCCTCGACGATAAAACCAGGTTATACAGAGTTTAAAATCAAATATAATCAATCGGGATTATCATCCAAAAACTCAATCATTTTCGCGAAAAAAATATAAATAATTTCTTGAACTATGGATTTTACTCAAAGAACGATTTCAGAGTTTGAAGCATGGACTGGTTTAATGTATGGGATCATAGGTTGTACACAGAAAAAAGCATATTTCAGACAATCAGTTATTGAACAAACTTTTAAAAGCAATGTGAAATTTTTTGGTGTGGATTATAACCAGCTTTACCAATTTGTAAAATCACAATTCAGAAATGGCCAGTTAAAATTTATCGCGCAATATGTAAATGTTATACCTGAAGATGAAAAAGAAATTATATACTGCAAAATAGCAAACATGGCCTTTATGGCCGGTCATCCAGATCAGCATGAGAAACTTTACATGGCTCTTGTGGCTAAAGGCTTAAAGTTAACACCAGATTTCGTTCAGAATGTCAACCGCGTTTTTGAAATCACCCATCGCGGGAATACAGTATGATAACAAAACGCGAAATAAACGCTGGCAATATTCCTGATGATTACCCGGTCATACGCAGGTTTTTTGCAGCGGTGTTCACAATCATCGCGAAAGGAACAGAAAAGGACTTTAAAAACTTCTGCCTAAACAATAATATCGAATCCCGTCACTTGGAGCGTAACATCTCAGAACCGTGGAGACAGTTCAATCCGCAGCATCTTACGGCATTGGTAATAAAATATCATATTTCCGCTCATTGGCTGCTCACCGGAAGTGGCAATATGTACCAAAGTGCCGATTAATAAGGAGATTTGCCGTGTATAAAACGCGTAAAAAAGAGCGTAAAACCTGTCAAAACATAGACAATAAGTAAATATAATTAATTATAAATCAAGCAGTTAATAAATTGAAAATTATTCAAAATCGGTCTCAAACACCAGTTCTTAGGAGTACCGGTTCGATCCCGGTCCTGGGTACAAACTTCTGCAAACGCACATCCACACTGCGTTTGCAGATTTTAATTTTCTTTTTCCTCTGCGCTTGATTTTACAAAACGTGTAAAAAAAAGTGTAAAATGAAAACATATTCCGAAATCAAGGTTACACCGCGTACGTGGGAGAAAAACCTTAAATCCAACCTAAATAAGACGTGGGAAGTATATTACACGTTTTACGACAAAAATCACCGAGACGGCACTGTAATTCGCTTCAAAGGCATGAATCGCTGTAAAACTCTTCAAGAGAAGCAGCAAACAACCCGCTTTTTGATTGAGGAAGAAATCAGAAATCTCGATCGTGGCTTCAATCCCATCACAAAAATATTTGAAATTGAAGATGAAAATCTAATTACAGATTTTACTCCCTTCCTTACTGCGTGTAAAATAGCTTTTAAATCTTTCAAAGGTGTTTCTTCGACCCTAAACGACGTAGAAAACAGCATGAAGCATATTACCAAGTATGCTGAAAAGCTCCGTATTGAAAATAAAGAAATAAAAAGCATCAGCAAGGGCGACATGAAACAGCTTTTACTCCGGATGAGCGCTGATGGCCATTCTAATTACAGAATAAATAAAACCCGCGCCCATCTTTCCCGGTTCTTTTCGCATTTTACTGAGCTTGATATTTTCGACGTTAATTTTATTGAAGGCATCAAAAAGCTTGAACACACTTCGGCAGCCAAAACAATAATCAGAAGCGATGATGACTGGAAGAAATTCCATAAAATCAAAGATCTCAATTACGACGTTTATATTTTCCTGCAAATATTTCTTTATTCCGGATCTCGTTTTACGGAATTGGCGGCAGTGAAAAGAGAAGATGTAAATCTTGAGAAAAGCTTCTTTTGGATAAATCTGAAAAAAGGTGGAAAACACAGCCGTGCAATGCGGCCTATCAATATGAGTGTATGGAATTTTTGGAAAAGCCTTTATGACCGCGCATTAAACGATCAATATTTATTCAGCTTCAACTGCCTTCCTAATGATGAGCCAATACAGCCAAACAGCATGTATGATCTATCTGCGAAGTATTTAAAATTGGCAGGCTTAGAAATGACAGGTTATGGCTTAAAACATACATTTTTAAATTTAGTATCAAAACAGTTCGGAATTTCCAAAGCTGCAGAGATCGCCGGACATACCAATACAAAAACAACGGAGCGTTACGCGATTGATTGGCAGGAGCATCAGGTAGAACGAAATATAAAAATTGATATTAGTATTTAAAATTTATTCCCCGCCAAACAGTGGGGATTTTTTTGTGCAGTACCTAAATATTAAAATGTAACGCCTTTTTCTTCCAATAAATATATTTCGCGGCTCAAAATATTGTCTGTAAAAATCTCACTGTAAACGATTCTCCATACATACTCCAGCATTTCCCGAATTTCCTCATTTACTTCTGCAGCTAAATACACATAGAGATTTCGCCGGTCTTTGTCATCAAAATATTCACAGTCGAACTCCAGACCGTTGTACGTCATTTCATATTCGCATTTTGCTTTATAATATCCCTGAAAATCAATATTTCTTTCGGTTGTGGCAAATCGTAGAAACTCCATCGCATCGTCGAAAAATCCTGCCATATCATGATCTCTGTTGTCAAGATATTCTCCCAATATTTGATTTTCAAAGGCAGTCATTAAGCCATCGCGAATGATCTCTCTCATTCAATACAACCGGCATACGTTTTTTTGAGTTGTGAACATCTGCCATCAAAGTATTGGCTTTTGTAGTGCAGATCGAAAATGTGGTAATGTTATTCCAAACGCTGTAAATTCCGGCCATTGCAAAAGGCTTGTTTCCGTTATCCAGTTGAATGCGGTGAAGCTGCTTTACTTTCCCTTCAGGATCCGGATTTCGTAGAAACCATTCACCAAAACAAGACACCTTTTGTTGATGCTGTTTTTGTAACTGTTTTTAATTTCCAGTTCTTCGATAACGGCATTCAAAGTATTCTTCTGAAACGTCCGGTCTTTTGAGAAGAAAGGAAGCAAACCCCAGTCGCCGATAACAGCAGTGTCCGGATTTTCATCAGTGATGATCGGCATCGGCTTGTCGAACGTTCCTTTTGCGCGGAAACCTGCCAACATTTTTTCACCTTTCCATTGACCGAAATCAGTTTCGACATTAAAAATCTCGCGGACTTCTTTGGCGGTCAGTTTCGAATCTACGTAGTAGCACATATTTTAGTTTATACTCAAACTTACAAAATTTGTGCGATAGAATTTTATGCGTTGAATCTGATTAACTGTACCCATAAACAAGAATACTTCTCATCAACTGTGCAAGTTCAATATCATTTGTTGTATTATTCTGCACATCGGTTACAATTTTCTGCTTGATCGCATCTACATGCTCCCTGTTTTCTTCTGGACCAGAAAGCTGATCAAATACCTGTAATAACTTTGAAAGGAGTTGATCTCTTTCCTCGATATCATTTTTTTTAGCTGCATAACGAAGTGGCCAAAGAATATCTGTGAGCATTTTTGGACGTTGCGTCCATGACTGATATCTGTTCATAACTGCAATTTTCAGCAAAGTTATATTGACATGCGACAAAACGTGACGCAATAAATTTTGATAATCATAAAATTAAAATTTTATTCACAATGGTTTTTGATGCTAAAATATTGACAACAAAAAATCCCACGATCAGATCGCGGGATGGGTAAAACTAATGTTATGAAAAATATTTTGAATAACAAATATATGAAATAGTTTTTATTGCTGACCACTCTTAAGCCGTTTAAGTTCATTATCAACAATTGTAGAGCTTTGTTTCATTGCCTTTTCTGCTGTTTTACCCATTTTTAATGAACTTTGTAGGGCTTTAATTTGATCATTGTAACATTCATTTAAAACTTTAGATTCAATACCATAAACATAATTTTCACCTTCTTTATTTTCATCAAATGTAATACCGTATGTTCTTACTGCATAGTTTAGAAAAAATTTTGAATCATTAAGAGAATCTTGCAAAACTCTATTTTCTTTATATAAATCCTGATAGCTAATTATTTTGCCATTGGTATCTTCGTAATATGTCATTTTATTACCCGATTTACTGATGCTTAATACACTATCTCTAGCTGCTTCAAAATCTTTTTGTGATTTTGTCTTGAAAACGTTATAATTGCTTATACTCATCGCTGTAATAAAAAACATTACGAAAGTAAAAATAGCAGACACAATAAGAGTAATCTTCATGCCTTTTAAACCACTTCTTAATTCTAAAATGTCTTTTTTAATAGATTCACCTGCTTTTGAAACAGAATCATCTGGAAAGACTATAAGATATCCGCTTTGCCTTTCTATCTCATTGAGATAATGCGAAAAATTTTTTACTTCTTTATCTTTTTTCATTTTTTCTGATGCTATCTCTTAGATTAAATATTACAGACTTTAGTTGGTTATTTTCCAAATGCTGATCTGATTTTGATCTTTCAAATTCATTTAGTTCTTTAGAATATTGGGAGCTTAAGGTATTGAATTGCTCTTCTTTTTGAAGTAGTTCCCGATCTTTTATGAATTGACATGAAAAAAATCCAAAAGTATAACCAAGTGACATTATTGCAGCTATAACAGCAATACGTCCCCACGATGAATTAACTCCTTGAAAAATTTGAAGCCAATTAACTCGACGTGTGTTATTGTTTCTTTGCCTTTGTGCCATATAATATGGCGATAAAAATACATATTTTAAGTTTAATAGTAATACTTTTTGAATAAGGTAAGTTATACGCTTAGTGACTTTAGCATTTCGATTAATTCAGGTTGCGGATGGCAATCGCTTTTATCTGGCCGGTATGAAACATGGGAAAAAACACCATGAGTTCCTACCAATGCTTTTCGGCTGACTTCCCACATTTCCGGATTGTATTTTAAAGGGATTTCGTATTTTTTATTAAGATACAAAAGCAGTTGTTTTACATCTGCAATCTGTTTTTTCGTATACTTTTCAAAAGCGTAGAAACCGCGAAAGCCTTTCGGATATTCCTGTACATTTGATTTCTCAATACAGATTTTCCCAGCGTACCAATTGCCGTCACCACCTTTGGTAAGTCCGCCCCAGCTGTCGATTTCAATACCGATCGACAATTGATTTAACCTTTGATTTGAAACGGAACTTCCATACTGTTTTAAAGTGCTGGCGGTAATGCCTAAATGATGCGCCCAATATTTCTCATCAAATACCTGATAAACACCTTTTTCCCGCTCAACAATAAACGATGTTGCAATCCTGTCAGGTGTATTGTTCCACCAATTTACATCACCTGCCACACCTTTTCCGGAAACCGTATGATGAAGAACTATGATTTTTTTTGGTTGCTCAGTTTTATAATACTGATTGTCGGTTAACTTCAATGATTTATTGATTTCCATTATTTACGATACTTTTTAAAATAAATTATTAATCCAATCATTATTAACGCAACCGCGCCAAGTCCACCTATTAGACCGAAACTCCAAAACGTACCGGTTCGTGTCGTGACTTCTTTTGCGCTTTTTTTTATTTCCTTTCCTGTTTTTTTCAGGTTTTCTTCCTTCACAATATTTCGGGCAAACTCTTCTACTTTGTTGGTGAATACAGAAATATTATTTTCCTTTTTTACCTGCTCCGATTTTGACGTTTTAGCTCTGATCGATACATCTGCATTACCGGTAATTTTAATAGCCTGCAGAGTGTCGCCGTTTTCAATATTGTAGACTTCAAGTGGTTTATCAGTTTCAGCCTTACCCTTAATTTCAATGTCGGTCTGGCTTTCTTTTTTCTGCTCAACCTGATCTCTCTTTTTTTCTTCCTGCTTTTGTGTAGATTGTTCAACTTGCTTTTCTTCTGTTTTTTCGGCGGAAATTTGTACAATTTCAGTTTCCGTTGCCGTCGATTTTAAAACTTTTTTTGTTTTGCAGCCACAGACGACTAAAAAACTAAGAATTATCAGTAGTGCTTTCATCTTCTTTATTTTTAAATTGGTTTACATCTAAATTTTCCTGAAACCTTTCCAGCTTTCGCATCCAACCAATCGGCGGAAACTTGCCACCGGTGAGAATACTCATGTTTCCCATTGCGGAGCCTGCCGGCCAGATAAATACAATGAATTGAATAAGAATTTTAAAGTAGTCAGGAATGAATGGTACACCTTTCAAAATCTCGTGTATCATTACAAAAAGAGAATATCCAGCGATGCACATTCCTACCTTCATTACAATTCCTTTGATGTTTTTTTTGAAAGTAAAATCTTTTTTAACAAAAGCGTGAACTATAGTTCCAAGAATATGATCAATGGCAATAGCAGAAAAAACAAAGATCATAAATGATTGATTTACGATATACCATTTACCTAATCCTTCAAATATCGTTACGAAAACAGCTGGTACCGTCGCAATTTTTACCGCTGCAAATATTTTATCAGCATACACACCATTATGCAAAACTTGCATATTATTAACGATGAATCTGCATATGTTGAGAATTGTTTTCATCTGTATAGTGTGATTTTTTTCATTAAAATTTAAACTCTTTTAAAAACTTTACATTCATTTTTTCCATACTAATAGATATGTCGCTTGAATATTGCTGCATACCTATTACGATTGGTGTAATACCTCTATCCTGTATTATTTTGCAGATTTGTTGCATATTATTTAGCCATTGCTGACGATTTGTAGAGCCAAACACTCCGCCTTCGTCACTCCTTTTTATTTCCCAAATCGAAGTCGGCGAAAAATCCCAGTTTGAAGGCGTTTGATTGGCTACATTTTCTTGTGAATTAGAATCATTCGCCATAAAAGAGACAAACATAATATCAGGTTTAATTGGTAAAGTATCAAGAATTTTGCGGACATTGTACAGTCCCCACGCGGATGTCATACCTCCTTTTCCACAGTTATAAAAAGTATTAGAAATACCTAATGTTGTTAAATACTCGCTAACTCGATCTCTAACAAAGCCTAACCCATTTAATCCGCTGCCATCATATCTAAAGGCCTCAGTTTCGCCAGATCCAACAAGTGGAAACTGCCATAAAGAATCACCTAATGAAGCGATTGTAACTCCATTTTCAAAAATAGAAACCTGTTCAAGATAAGTTTCAACTACTTCGATCTGACTGATCGTAAAGACTGTGGTAAGATCATTAAGGAGAGATATTTTTAATCGGGAATCTCCTTTATTTGATGAAATCGGAATTAATATCTCATTCAATCCATGTTCTATTAAATCCCGATTATAAAAAACCTGATTGTTTTTATCGAAAGCCTTTAAATTAATTTTTCCGGTGATAACAGACTCCTTATATTCTGTGCCTAATACTATTCGTATATAACCGTCAACATTTGACGGTATATTAAATTCTACACCGGCACCTGCGACATTTTGAGTTACTATGTAGTAATTTGGGTATTTGGAGGAAATCCTATTTTGTGAAGTTGGAGATGAAACTTCACAGTTATATAATAAACCATTTGGCTGATCTAACCACCCACCTGTAAAAGTGTTTGGCAATCTATCCATTTTTAAAATTATTTCTCCCGCTCTTACAAAATTTGGAGAGTTATTTTGAAAAGTCTCATCATAACTGTATAATTTGAAAGGTCTGTCTTTTATCTGCACTCTATCTTGTAGTGCATTGTCAACAATCCACTCACCAAATGCCTTACAGCCATATCTTGAATAATGAAAAGCATCTGCCCATAGCCATTGAAAATTTACAATTGTTGTAGGTAATTTGTCTGCTGTAGTCATTACTCCAGACGCAGTTTTTAACAGCCTTATCACAATATGTTTTGATCCTGTGAACACTACAACTGCTCCATAATTATTTAATCCTGTAAAACTTGTGGTCATCTGGTAGTCAGAATCACGGCTTAAAATTGAATATGTTGTATTTCCAAAATTTTGTGCGCCAAAACAGCCTCTTGCAAACGATGTCGCTGATTCCATATATTTAACGGACGGAGTAATCTCTTCTAATTTTTTATTTAAGCTTTTAATTTGAATGTTTTGATTTTCAATATCTTGCAATAAAGGCTTTACAGCTTCTGACCGTATTGCTTTTATTGAATTAAAATCTAACAAAGGAGTAGTGTTATCTTTAAGAAATGAATTTTTGTAAAAAATTTCAATTTGCTGATTAAAAACACCTGGGAAATTTGATATCCGAGCATATTTTGCGACTGTTAAATCAAAGTCATCTGCCAAATTTCTCTCAACATAACCAGTTGAAGTATTAGTCATTTCGATTGCATTCTTGCTATCTAACAAAATAAAATCACCATCATAAATAGCTACTTCCGGAACATTTGTATTTAACTCTGTTTTATACGCAAATGAAGTGTGTAGAATAGGAGTAAAGTTTGAAAACTCATAAGAAGCAGCATCAACCGGCTGGCCTTGGAGTATAAATTTTCCTTGAGTTTTTGTAAAGGGAATCAAAACGTCTTTAAAAACTTTAACATCAGAAAGCGCATCAGCTATCTGTTTCCCACCTTGTGCTTCTTTTTCTGAATTAGGATTAAACTCATCTGAAACTCTCGCTCCTATATTCACCCACTTATCAGAAATTCCCGGCACATCTCCCACATCAGCCGTCACACCTTCCGGCAGCAGATACTGCACATTATCTTTAATGGTCTGCGTTTTACCCGGCAGAGGAAAATCTGCGCTGGTGAAGTCTTCCCACAGACGGATGTTTTGAGAAGCTTTAGGCATTTTGTTAGCATATGACTTCCAAGTACTACCATCAAAATAAAACATCGTTTCAAAACCTTCTACCGCTTTTAAATTTCCATGATTTGGATAATTCGTGCCTGGATCATCTGAATACACAGTCGGCTTATACCATCCTTCAGCAGTTGGAGCTAAATCTCCGGGCGAAATCGGTTTGGCAATTTTTTGAAGAATTTGCGCAAACTCATCAATATCAATTGTTTCAGCTCCGCCTTCGGTAAACTTTATAAGCATGCCATCGAGCGAATTATTTTTAATCAAATCTGTAACATCTTCAATCTGTAGAAATGCCGGATTTGTTTTTTCTTTTCCCATTTTTAAGTTGGTATTACTGTGTCACCATCGTACACATAAATGATTGATTTTTTACTGTTTCCTAACACTGATCTCATCACATCTGCGAAAATCACTTTTTCATCCAAAAAGATGTTCATTCCGTCGCTGTCTTTCTGATTTGCAAATTTCATCACGACTTTTGCCGCAAAATCTTCAGATTCAGGTTTCTCTTTGCGCACGCGCTTTGTACCGTCGATGTAAAAGTTATTGTTTGTGCTGTGAACAGCAATGAAAGAAAAGATGTTATTATCGCCTTTCAAGTCAAACTCGTAACTCACATTCTCTTCTATCCACGCATCATTGATTATAGAATTACTTCCGTTTTTAGCGATATCTACATCTTCATCAATATCGAATACTCCCATACAGTATGCAGGTAAATTCGTAATCATCCAATCATAATCATCACCGTAGAAAGTGAAAAGGTTTCGGTTGTAATAATGCTTTGTAGCGATTCGGATATACTTTCGGCCGCAATCATCGGTGCTGTCAAGAAAGCGCACACAGTTAGAATAAAAAAGAGTTTCTCCACCGCTTCTGATTTCGAAACGGCCATGTAAAGATTCAAAGGAAATGAAAGTGATTCTGGTGAGCTTGTTATCACCAACGCCAAACTGACATGCAATTTGTGTTTCACTTTCACCGATCAGCCATAATTCAAGATCTTCATTTTCGATCTCATTCTGGTAATCAGGAATTAAAAAGCGGTGATATTCGTTTACTTCAAGTGGATAAGGAGCATTTTGCGTTCCGAAAAACTGTGTATTTTGTGGATTGGTCATATCCTCCAATTCTTCACTGGTTTTGTAGAATCTAACGGGTGAATGATACCAGAAACGCTGCATAAGATGACATTATGCACAAAAGTAAACCGTGTTTTTTCTGGTCTTGTTGATTATGCCTGATGCAGAAGACTTTTTCTGTTGTAATGTTTGTATATTAGATGTTCTAAAATACTAACCATTAAATAATTAAACATGCAATTAGCAATTTTTAAGTACCAATCTCCTGAAGAAGAAATTATAATGTTAACTATTTTACATAATTAATATGGAAAACACGACACTAATTATCATTTTTCAAATTATAGCAAGTATTCTAACATTTATTTTTATAAAAAATTTGTTACCGGCATATCTTACTGAGAAGGCTAAAAATATGGCTACAAAAGAAGATATATCTGGAATTACTAAACAAATAAAAGAAGTTGAATCTAAAATAAGTATCAAAACTACTGGTGAGATAGATTATAATTCTTTAAAAAGGAAAATAATATTAGATTTTTTCGGCGCATATAGTCATTTTGAAACATTACTATTTAGGGATAGTCTTGAATACGATACTGAACAGAAAAACCTAAATATGATAGATAAGATTAATAATGCTCAGTTTAATTATAATCTGAAACAATCTGAACTTTCACTTTTTTTAAATAGCTTAGAATTCAACACATTATTTCATGAACTAGAAGTATTACTTTTAACCTTTCAACACGAATTAATAATCCACAAAAACGATTTAAATCATTTTATAAGGTCTTATGATGATTTAGATGTTAGATACGCACATATTTCTGAATCTAAATCTGTATATCACAAGTTAAAAATGGAACATATAAGTACTACTGATTCACTTCACAAAAGACTTATATCTAATTTGCAAAGTGAATTAAAATCGTCTTTTAATTAATATTAAATACATTACAAAAAAGCCAGACTAACAATCTGGCTTTTTTATTTTATACTCCCGGATTCTCTACTGGTTGCGTTGGGTTCGGCGGTCTGTTTAAATACCGCTTCATCGTTTCTGCTGTCAATAAAAAGGTTTTCTGTTCCTGCGATACTGTTTCGATAACAATCAATTCCAGCGAAGCATAAACATAATATTCTGCGTTTCCTGATGTACAGTTTAGAATTTTACCCAGATCGGTTTTATTGCTGTTATTTAGCTGAATAGTAATCTGCTTTGTCTCATTGGTAATCGCTAAACTTCCGCTCTGCGTTTCGATATGTTCAAAATTGTAATCAGGCAGGAATTCTGCATACGTGATATTGGCTGAAACATCTTTTACTTTGGCAGCCCCGCCACCTGGTTGCGAAATAAAGTTGAACTGCAGATCAAAATTTCCGGTTCCTTTAAAATCAATATGCAGATAAGAAAATCCACAATCTATATTTTCAGTCCGTAGAAATTCTTTGATGACGTAATCATTAAACTGCCAGAGGACATTTTTGGTATTAGAAATCTTATTATAGAAATCTGCTGTCGTAACAATTACCCGGAAGTAAACCGTTTCACCGGTCATGATCTCGCCAAGAATATCAGATTCAATCTGCAGGGTTTTTAAATCTGCTATTTCTTCAAGCGTTTGCCAGCTTCCACCATCCAATGAATACTGAAGTTTTGAAATTGGATTGATATACTCATCATTGAAATCCCACACGAAATTCACTTTGGTTTTATCAATCTGGACGACTGAAACCAATGTCGGACTGTCGACTGATTTTCCTTTCACCTTTCCTTTGATCGTTAACACGTTTCTACGCTTGCTATGCGTAAAAGCACCGTCGCCAAATGGATACACATCGAAAATACCTTCAGGTGTATTCAGCCGGAGAAAACCACGGCTGTTCATTCTATTGCTATCGGTTCCATATCGCCAGGCTTCGTAAATTGCTATGAACTCACCAAAACTGATTTGAGCATAAGAAATCGTAATCTGATCACCATTAAATAAAGTCGCTTCATACGATCTTAATCTGGAAAGGGGTTCATCCGCTCCTACAGTTACCAGATCCGGCAATTCATTAGACAAGTCGGCAGAATTAATGCGCATCTGAGCTGTTGAATTATTTTTATAATTCGTGACTTTTATTTTTTCATCATTGCCTTTCTTCCGCAATCCTGAACCAAACCACGGAAACCATCTTGCCATGTGATATTTGGGATTGTGGCGGATATTGGTCGACGTCTCAAAATTGCGGATTGCAAAAGGATCTGTAAAGCCGTCATTTGTCCGGTTTTTAATCAGTGATGAAATTTTATAGCGTAATGGCGTATCGATAATTCCCTCCTCTATTCCGGAAGATTTATCGAGCTTCATTTTGCTGTCAATGATGCTTAATACGGTCCACTGCCCGATGTTTTTTCCCTGAGTAATTTCTACGACGGTACCGACTTCGATCATCGTTGTATCAAAAGGTGTAATATTGCATGAAAGAAGTAATTTCCCGCCATCAATTGAATGTACGCAGTTTTCAAAAACTCCCTGATCATACAGATCAGTAACGTTCACCATATCGATCAACACAAGATCATCATCATTATCGCCGGTTGCCGTTGTTTTATCCTCAATAAGTTCCTGTATTTTAAACTCGTCTATAATGAGATCCGTTTCCTTATCAAGTTTATTTTTGACCGTTTTTATTGGCGTGGTGAATTCTGCAGATGTCGTGAAGTTCTTAATATCTTCCCGCACATTGGTGGAATACTTTTTTGAACCAAATAAAAGGCTGTTGAAAATTACTTCTTTGTCGCTCTGCTGCTGGTATTCATCAGTAAGATATAATTTCTGGGAGAGATCATATACCAATAAGTCTTTAAACCAATACTTTAAATCTTCAACAACAACTGAATTATCCACAATATCAAATCCAAGTGTAAGCAACTTTGCGGCACCATCAGCAAATATTTTTTTGAAGGATGTTTTTATTTTCTGATTCAGATAAACCGCCGGCAATCCACGCAAATACATTCCGGTAGAAATTGAAGTATTGTAATATATACCTCCTTCCCCTATCACATTGCTGACAACCGACAATCCTGATGCTGTATAATTTTTAGTGATCTGGTCCAGAGCATTGATCAAACGAACGCCCTTCGATTTTACCAAAGGTGATTCCAGATTTGTCGTAATTTCAATACTCGTATTGGTATTAACAGGAACCGCGGCGATTGGTACATTCTCATCGGAAGAAATATCGAAGGTCAGACTTTCCCCGGCATTCATGTTTCCAAGTTCATATTCTCCATATTCAATCGTGATTATTCCATCAGTACCGCCCGATACAGGATAAGAAACCGTAGATGCGATCTTTACTGTGCGTACAGCCGTCTCACCAACGCGGAAAATAGCATACAGAGAAGCGGCTGGAAATGTATGTCCGGATTTCGCCACGCCCATGCTCAGATTGCTTATTTTAACTTTCATCATTGGCAGACTGATATTCGTAAAGAGGAAATCACCCTGCCATTTTCTTGCAAATGAGCTGTAATTTATCCAGCTGGCAAATTTGTTTGTATTATCACCGATTTCGGAATCTTCAGCCTTTAAAAAAGAAAAGAATTTGTTTTTGTAATCAAATGCTATGGCTCCGTATTGTGGCTGCGAGATATCGAAGGTGTAAAAATTACTTAGCACCTTATCCCCTTTCTTGTAGCCGATATCGAAAGTTTGTACCGGATCGATCTCGTCTTCATCAATATCTTTTGTGTCAAAAAGATTCACGGTGGTTTCTTCACGCGTGAAAAACTTGTTTTGCGCTTCCGATTTTATAATTTCAATCTCTATTTTGAACATTGATTTACCGAACTCGTGAACGTACTTCGAGAAATTCAGATCGAAATCATCTTTCAATAGATCATACTCCACTCCATCTTTTACAGCAATCCATTTAAAATGTACCAAGCCGTCGATCTGCTGCTCATTATAAACATCTTTTATAAGCTGATAGGCCTTTACATGTCGGTATTGAGTAAACTTTAATTTCTCGGTATCGCCGATGATAAAGTTTTTAACGAAGAAATGTTCACCATCAACGTTCACAATAGAATCTACTTCATCCCAGCCATCAGGCTTTTCAATATCATAAGTTCCGGCGTGTACTCCGAAAGGAACGATCAGCCGGAATATCTCTTTTACTCCGTTTTCGTATAGAATATGTTTAATCATGGCTTCTGTTTTTTTGGTAATCTTCAAAGCTGATTTCTGCACCGGTTGTGATGTCATAATAACCTATCACCTCCCCGAAATTAGCACCACGGTGACGGATGATTTTGCCGTTTACGCGCTCTGTTGTCGGGTGAGTAAATCGCTGAAATGTAGATTCAAATTTCTTTGCAATCTTTTCAGCAATAGCATCAGAATTATCAACGGTTTTATTTATAACAATCGGCGCTGGTGCCATCAAACTCTGCATGGCAATCTTTTGAAAGATCTTATCACCAACTTTCGGTAATGCGCCCACCCTGCTTAAAATAGCTTTCGTTTCCTTTGCCGTGTGTACATTATCACCTCGGTCAAGATAAGTCAGCGTGTCACCTTTGTCAGAACCTAAAGATTTAATTTCTCCTTTGCTGTTGGTAATCATTTCGCGGCCGCCGTCCTGGGTAATTGCAAATTCAGATTTTCCACCCTTTCTACCTACACGATATTTCGGAACCGGATCTTTCGCCATGATGGCGATGGATTGCGCTAAACCAAAACCGAACGCTGCTGCCGCCGGAATTACACCTGCGGGAAATCCTAATTGTGCCATCGTTACAGTAGCCGCCAATGCTCCATTGATCAAAGCTTGATTTGCGGCCGCCTTTTGCTCTGCACGTGCCTTTTGTGCTTCAATAAGTTTTTCGCGTTGGAATTGCTGTTCTTTGTATGTTCTCGCTTCATCTTCCAACCTGTTACGCTCGGCGGCCTGCTCCTCTGTTAATGTTTCCAGAGAATTAAGACGTTCCAAACGCTCATTTATAAATCCGATCTCCTGTTCTGTTGTTTCCTGAGTATATTTCAACTGTTCGTCAAGTGCTGCAATCGTATTTTCTTTCTGTCTGGAATTTATAGCAGTCAAGCCATCAGAAATAGCGGAAGCTGCCAAAACCACAGCATCTTTTGCCGAAAAACTTCCATCGATGATTTTTTTGAACATCTCATCAAACTGATTTGCCACATTGGTCAATCCCAAATCATTTAACCCATTTCCAACAAGATCGCGAAGCGGTTGTAAATCTTCGAGAAAGCGGTCGAGTTTTATCTGCTCAAGATTTTTTGCTGTAATATCCAATTGAGAATTAATGCCGGCAACTTTTGATTCAATTTCTGAATATTGCTTCTCCTGATCTTTGGTGAGTTTTCCGGCTTCTTTAAGTGGTTCCAGCTGATTCTTTTTTAATAGCAGATCGTTTCTTTGGTTTAAAAGGCTTATTCTTTCAAATTCCAGATCAAGTTGATTCAAAGCAAACTCACGGTCACGCAAAGACATTTTCTTTTGCAGAATATCCAATCTTATCTTCTCGTAATCTGTATTCTGCATGTTGGCAGAGATTTCCGAAATACGATCTAAGTCTTTATTAAACACCTCTGGTAAGGCTCCAAGCTTTTTCAGTCTTGCATCTTGAACTTTGCCAACTTCTTCATCACGTTTTCTTTCAATTTCTAATGTTTGCTGATTCGCTTTTTCTGCGAGCTTAATTTGATCTTCATAGTATGATGTGAGTTCTTCGATCATCTTATTATCAGATTCGATCTGCTTTTTCAGACGATCCGTTTCTGATAAATATTTATTCTCATTTATTTCAGCGTTGTATCGGTCAAATTCACTGATCTTCTTTTTGTGGTTTTCTTCGCGCTCTTTGAAATCAATATCGAAAATCTTCTTTTGCGTTTCCTTTTCCAGTTTAGACTGTTCTAAGTCGGCATCAGCTTTCTGTTTGCGTTCTTCTGCAGTCCTTCCTTTCAATAACTTAATTTTCTGGTTGTAGAATTCAGAGTTGATCCGTAAATTTTCCTGAAGATATTTTCTTTCATCCTGCAATCCTTCAACATACATTCTTTCATTAACAGCAAGCATCGTATCTCTGGCTGCTTCCAAATCTCGAAGCGAATCTTTCTGCGCATCGCTGCTGTTTTTATCTGTTTTCGTCGAACCACCTTTAGGTGCAGGTTTTAAACCTAAAGCATCTTGAAGTTTTGTAGCTTCTGTTTTTAATTCATTCGACATTTTAATAAATTCATCTCCGGCTTTTTTACCTGCATCTGAAGCTTGCTGACCTAAACTATCGAACGGTCGCCATCCTATCGTGGCAGAAAGAACGGTATTAAGTTGACTTTTCCATCCGCCGGCACCGAAATCTTTATTTTCCTGCGTTTCATCCTGAATGGCTTTTTTGTAGGTTTCAATTGCTGTCTGTGCATATGCCGCAGCTTTTGCACGGAGCATTAAAACCTGAATGAAGTTCGCGCTTCCGTCGGCGAAAAACTTCTCTGCATCAGAAGTGTTCCCGATTTCTACACCCAAATCGCGGAATTTATCTGAATTCTCAACGATGAATTTATTTTTTGATTGAATGCTGTCTGTAAGGTTATTCCATTCATCTTGTAAAGTTTTATATTTTACAATTGAATCTGCGGCACCTTCCGACATTTGTTTGTTAAGGTTTTCCTGCGCTTCTGCCATTACATCAGCTTTGGTTTTCATCGAAACCATATTTTTGATGCTCTCAAAAATTTTCTGTCCGTAAACTGTAAGCAAAGTAATCCCGACACTTAATAGAATATTCCAACTTGCAAACGCTGTTGTGACTTGCTTCCAAACCGGAACAGTCGCCTGACCTTCTGCACGTAACTGTGCATTTTGAACTCGCGCAGCAGCAAGGGCATCCGCGAAAATCGGAATGTTATTGGAAAGTGCCATGAATCCAGTCTGCATTGAGTAGGTAAAAGCGGGCATCTCCCTTGCCATCTGGGCGACTGAATTATTCATGGCGTTAAATCCACTGGCATAATTACCAACATTTCGTTGATGTCTACCCATTGAAGCATCGACCGCTTTTAAAGTTTGATCATATCTTTGTATTGCACGCTCTAAAGCCGCCATTCGGGATATTTCCCGATCTGTTAATTGAGCACCTAACTGTTTGGCAACTGCTAAATTTCTGTATTCAGCTTGTAATCTATTTAAACGTTGTTGAACAAGATTATAAGTTTGAATTGTACTTCCAAGTCGTTGTCTTTCTTGATCATTTAAAGATGCTAATCTAACCTGCTCATTTGCTCTATCTCTGTTCGCAGCATTAAGCGCACGCGTTTGTGCGGTGATATTCGCAAGTGTGCCGGCCTCTCGGTCTTGTGCTATTTGCAAATTCCTAGTAGCAATTTCAATTCTCCTGTTAATATCTGCAAGGTTTGCATTTGCTACCGATGCTTGCTGCATTCCCCTAATATATTCACGTGGCGTACCTCGATTAAAAGCCTGCGATGCTTGGTTTACAACCGTTATCGTTTCCCTAAATTTTGCAATAACAATGTCTGTCTCGGCGCTCACTGCTCTAAGTGCTGCTATTGATTTCTCTTCGTCGAATATTGCTAACTTTTCAGCCATTTTTGTTCATTTTGTTAATTTGTTCGATCTTTCGTAAAAGTGCCTTAATGTAAATCTGGTACTGATGCAGAGACGTCGTTTTTTCGTCGAAATCCATTTCCAAACCGATTTTCACATTGATAATCTGTTCGTCAATATCAAAATCCTGATCTTCCGGATCTGATTTTTCCAGTTTCTGTATGCTGCTCAACATATCATTTTCAAGCTTTTGCATTTTGGAAAGAATAATTTCCTTCTGCTTTTCCAGATCATCGCCTTTCGGCATTCTTATCTCTGATAAAAGAGAATTGAGATCATCATTATTGAAATCAATATTTAGCTGATCACAGAGAGATTTTTGCTTCTGTTTGGTCTGAATCACTGAGATAAGGCTGGCATAAAGTGAAATTTGGATTTTACACCGTTCAATATGTGAATGCTTTATCAGATCCTCGTTTCTTTCATTGATATCGACCGACATATTAGATTGGATTTCG